TTTATAACACCTTTGTTCTTAGATGCATAGAATATCTTTTCACCCTTCTTTTTTCCGTACTGTTTCTTCATGGATTTCATAATTTTTTTACCTTTTTTGTTTAATGGCATTAATTATCCTCCGTAATCACCGCTGCTTGCTGTACTCCGGTCTTTGCAAGGCTAACTCCAGCACGTAATTTTGCTAAATCTTCGTTTTGATCCATTTTATCCTCTGCAATTTCTTGTGCTTGCATTAATCTTGCTCTTGCAAGCTCTTGTTGAGCCTCATCATTGTCTCTTTTTCGTTCATTTTCCATAGCACGTAGGTCAACTTCACGTGATTTTAGTTTTAAAAGAGGATCACTGTCAAATTGTGACGTAATTTTCTTTTCTTCCCTCATATATTCCTCTGTCATCTCTGCAATTAACACAGATTTTCTGGCTTCAACCTGATTTGTAAGCGCTTGAAGCTGTGCTTGTACCTGTGGATTAGTTGCAGCTTGTTGTTGCATCATCATCATTTGCTGCATTTGTTCTCTAAACTCTAATTGCACCTGTTCTTGTGCCATAATAGATATGTGCTCTAAAATATTTTTTTGTATTGCAGCCATAACTGCAGGATTATTTCTAACAATGTTAGTAGACATAAAATTTAAATGAGCTGTGATGTGTGCTCTGTGGTCCTGACCAGGAAAAGCTTGAAAAGGTTTACCAGCTAAAGCATTTATGTGCTCCATACTTGGATCCATAGGCATATTTGGTGCCGGTGCAGGTAAAACTGCGTCTACGTTTTTTACACCAATAGCTTCATACATGTTTCTGTATATCTGATACATGTTATGTATTTGTGGATTTGATGTTGCTATCTGTAACTGTGTCTGTGCAAGTGTAATTCTTTGTGACATAGAAAATATATTTGGATCTGCTACTGGCACAACATCTACTCTGTCATCAAAATCAGTTTGTTTTATATTTCTAGCGCCACCAACAACATCATAAGGATACTCTGGTGGTAAATATTGTGAAACTATTTTAGCTAACAGTTTAAATTCATTTTTCATAGCTGCATAACATCTTTTGTGTATTGCACTCATGACTCTTGAACCACGCTCTAGTAACGCAATTGTAGTTCCAACTGCAGCACCTTGATTACCTTCTCCTACTTGCATGTCAGCAATAGCCGCGAATCTTTGACCAGCTTGTACAACAATACCTAATAAGTTTAATAATGTTGGTGATGGTTCTTTGTATGGTAACGGAAAGAAAGCATCTCTTAAACTACCACCTGGTGCATCTACATCTTTGAATTCACCTGGTTGTATTGGAGCTGCTTCGTCTCTAACTCTAACACCTCTTTGTTTAAATCCTGCTGGTAAGTTTGACAAAGTACCCGCGTCTAATAATTGACGGAGAGCCGCCGTTGCCGTACGACTCAATCCGCCAATCATGTGAATGAGTCCAAAGCCATAAAATCCTAGTCCTGGCAGAAATTTAAAATGGACAAAGTGTTGGATTTTATTTTTCTTTAGATCATTGGGCGCATAGTTCCTTCTAATAGAAAGAACTTTTCTATTGCCTTCTTCTACAGTTACTATGTAGGGCAATTTTATTCCAGTTGGTTCACCTTCAGGTCCAACTTCTTCAAAACCTTCTAAGTCTAAATTAACATGACACTCTAACAGTGTATACACAGGTTCATTCTTACCTGTTTTCTTTGTGCCATCTAATTCACGTTCTTTTTTAGCGAGTTCATTATTTGTATCTGTGCCTGGTGGGCCTAATTCTACATCTCTGTAAAACCCAGTGACTTGTTGTTTTCTTAATTCGTTTTCAGAAATTTTTATTGTATGAATAACTGCCTCCGCATCGTCTAATGAGGTAGCCGTATACGGGACAATTAATTCATCTGCAGGGACAAACTTTGATACTGCTCTGCCCATAGGAACATCGTAGTATACTTTTTTAAAAGTAGACCCTGCTAATGGTAAATGAAATAACATAGAATCAAACTCTGATTCATATTCTTTCATCTGATCCATAATTAAATAATTCATAAAATCTTTTACACGAACAGCTTGCTGTTCTGTTTGTGGATTCTTAACACCTATGACCTGTGTTCTTACAGGTCCATCTGCTGGTAATAATTCTTTGTAAGCCTGTGCTTGAAACTGTGTTACTGCCTCTGCCAACACCGGGTGTGTTGCACCTGAAGCTCCTTGAAATGGTTCTGTTCTATTTTCATATTTAAAACCAAGTAGATCTAATCCTGTAATATAAGACTGTTCCCATTCTTTTCTAGACGCTTTGTAGTCCATATAATTTTGAACCATTTCATTTCCAATTGGTTCTAAAACATCGTCTGGTAAAAGTTCTGCTAAATTATCAAAGTGTGATTCTGTTCCTGGTACATTGATTGCACCTGGTTCGTAATCTAATGTTACACCACCATCTTCTTCTGGTATGACCTCGATCGGTCCTTTTTCTTCTACTGGTTCCTGAACAGCAACATCTTGGATCTCTTCTTGTGAAGGGATCTCCTCTTTGTTTCTAGTGTTCGGGAGTCCTTTGTCTATTTCTGCCATTTAATACTCCTATCTATTCCTAACACGGTTTTTTAAAGATCGCAACCCTTGTGAGTCTGGGTTCATCGATATTCTTTGTGCACCCTTATCTATACCACCAGATAAACCTGCAATACCACCACCGGCTAATTGTAATTCATAACCTGGTCCAATACCAACAATCTTGTCTTTTAAATTACCAAAAAAATTAGCTCTATTTGCAGCCACATTAGATTCTTTTTGAGCTCTCTCTTGTTGAACTCTTTGTATTCCTTTGTCCATTTTTTGTTTTGCTTGTTGTAAAGTCATGTCTGTGTCTGGTGTAGGACCCTCTATAAAACCAAAACCCATAGGCATATCAACATTTAAATCTTTTAATGCATCCTGTTTAACAACACTCCTCGCAAGTCTTTCATCAGGTGTAAGAGATAAAATATCTTTCGTGCCACCAATTAAATCTGTCCCAACCAAACCTTGTTCTAGTGCTTCTAACACAGGTTTACCTTGTTCAAATGCTTTGTAGGTATCGTATATCATCACAGGTGTAAAAGCTAAACCAAGAGCTTTACCAGCTGCTTTAAAATAACTTTTTTTAGCAACATCACCTGGAATTGATTTAGCCATATTAAATAACTCTGTTAGCACTGGTATTTGTGCCTTAAGCATTGGGGCGTCAGAAAATAATTTTTCAATACCTTTTATTTTTTTAAACTTATCACCGGACAATAATTTTTGCATATCAGTCCCTATCTCTCCGTAAGTTCTAGTTTTACCTACCTCTGGGAACTCTAAAGTCTGCGCAATATTTTCTCCTGTTTTTGATTTAACAAATTTAAGATATGCTTTTCTTTCAGATAAAGGAGCATTGTTTTCTATAAGACGCGCCCACTCTGTATTAAATTTTTTATTTTTAACTAGACCTAAATTTTTATCAGCAAACGTTAACTGAACCTTAAACGGATCTGCTGCGACCCCACTAATATGATGAACGTGAAAAGTATTTTGAGCTCTAAATTTTGATGGTGGTTTATATTTATCTCCAAAGTATGCTTGTTGAATCTCTTCTTTTAAACCTGATTTAGCTATTTTGTTTTTTAATTCATATGGTTTAATAACACTATCATAGGTAACACCTTCTAATTTACCTGAGTTTAAATAATTTTTTAAGGTATCATAAGTAAACCTTTCATTTGTTTTAGTATCCAAAAACACTCTTGATTTAAAATCTTTATAGCTAGCACCACTAGCGTACTTTGGCCCTTCAATTAATTTTATTCTATCTCCCTCGTTAGCAGATCTTGTTACATCTTTCCAAAGATCATCATAAAAGGTTCTCGATGAGGGTTCCATTTTATAATCTTTAAAAATTTTATCTCTGTATTTTTTATCTCTTTCTCTCGCTTTAATTCTATCCTCTTCTGTTTCAGTAGCTTTTCTTTTTTTGTACATCGCTGATTTTTCTGCAGCGGTAAATCTATCTTTGTAAGGTATGGACTTTTTTGGAACTGCTTTATAAGATTTTCTAAACTCTATATCATATTTATCTTTTATTTTTTTTAATGTTTTCTTACCTAACTGTCCTTCGTATTTTTTTTGAACTTCTATTTGGGACATAGTTTTTGCGTCCTCTTTTATTGCGTTAACTAAATCCATATTTTCTGTTAGAAGTTTACCACTAAATTGATTTTGTCCTGTGGGATTTCTATTAAAATTTTTTAAAGGGTTATCTTTAAAACCCATCCGTCCACCATTAGCCATATCTGATGTATTGTTATCGTATAGATCAATAGTATCTAATAAATCTTTCATCACTCACCTAGCATTCTAGCGATACCACCGCCTGCTTTTTTAATCGATGGTGCCTCTGTGACCTCATTTAGGATATCTTTTTTAGACAGGTTATCAATTTCTGTTGCATCAGCTGCAGTTCCGTCTGCATCAAACTCAACCTTATACTCTTCATACTCTGCTGCTGGATTTGGATCTCCTTCATCAGGTCTAGGTTTTTTATAACGAAGCTCGGTTCTATCAGTTATGGTATCAAAAGTTTTTTCACCAGAAACTCCCATTCCCATTTTATCTTTTTGAATCATGATCTCTCCTGAATCTAGATCTTCAATCAATTCATACTGGTCACCATTTTTACCTGTGTAAGTAAACTCGTTAACTCTTTCTTTATAACTTGGAGTTGTTCTTTGTTTACCAAACAATTTAATTTTAGCAACTAGATCAAAAAAATAAGATGGTGCCTCTGTTACAGTTTCTACAGCTTTTTCTACAGCTGGTGCTGCAGTCTTTGCACCTTTAAAAAATTTACCAAGGATGGGTAGTGCTGTAAGACCACCCATAACTTTCATAAACGTTCTTCTGTCCATACCTTTTTTAAAACCAATACGTCCACCGTCTGCTTTTTTATCTGGGTCATCCAGACCAAATCTTTTTCTAATTTCTTCTTCTGTCTCACCTCTAAATTTTTGATACTCCTTATCCTTAGATAATTTTATTTGTAGGTTTCTTGTAGCCTCTTTGTTTTGTTTACTTAATTTTTTTAATACTTCTTCCTCACTTTGTATCGGAGCTGCAATATCATCGGGACCACCACGACTACCCGGTGGTGGTAGATCGTCATCTGGTATTTCTTTACCACCCATAATGTTATCGGTATTTTTTATTTT